TAGGTGGCACTCCCGGCGTCGCTGCGATGATGATCTGCGTCAAGCTGGCGCTCCCCTGCATGGTGGACGGTCGCGTCGCAAGGGGTCGGACCTTGCGGCGTGGTGGCTTCTTCACCCTCAGGCGAACGAGAGCGTGATGGCGTTCGCGGCGAAGCTCACCGTGTCGTTGGTGGTGACGTTGACGGACGGGCTGACGACCCCGTACCCCAAATACATCGAGGCGGCGGTCGAGCCGCTGGTGTGCGGGAACAGCGCGTAGCCGACGATGTCGCCCCACGCCGTGCTGGCGCTGGGGAAGGCGACCGAAGCGGTCGGGCCGATGCAGCCGGCGTCGCCGCTGGCGGCGGTGGCGAAGACGATCTGCGCGCGGGCGTAGCCGTTCACGGTGCACTCGTTGGTGGCCGTGTCGGTCGGTGCGGCGGTGCAGAGCCCGGCGTAGAGGCTGCCGCTGGTCACCGCCGTCATCGCGGTCGAGTTGGCCGTCTTGCAGAGGTAGTCGGCCATCGCCTTTTCGAGCAGGTCGCTCATGTTGCTTGCCATGTCACTCTCCTTGCTTGGGCTTGCGGGCTTGGACCATGACTTCGCCGGTGCCGACGCCGCGCAGGAAGCAGCGGTTCACCTCGTGGCAGTAGACGTAGCCGGCTTCGATGACGCGGTTGAGGAGCATGTCGCGGATGTAGATGGACTTGTGCTCGTGGCCGGGGCCGCCGTAGAGCTTGACCATCTCGGGTATCGCGTCGGCGAGCAGGTTCGCGCCGAAGACGGTCGCCTGCACGTAGGTCGCATCCATGGGCAGGTTGTACTCGCCCCACTTGGTGCCGCGCTTGTAGCCCGCGTAGACGCCCTCGACGTCGGGCACGGCCACGGTGAGCATGCCGTTCGGCTTCAGCACCCGCAGCCACTCCTGCAGCGCCGTGAGCCCGTCCGCCCAGGTGAAGTGTTCGAGGATGTGACTGGCGTAGATCTCGTCCACCGAGTCGCTGGCGATCATCGGCAGCGAGAGCGCGTCGGCGACGATGTCGGGGCTGACCGCCGGGTTGAAGTCGACCGAGAGGAAGCCCGAGACCTGCGACCAGTCGGAGCCGATGTTGAGGCGCAGGCGGTCCTCCTCCATGACCTGCTTCGCCCGCTCCGGGTCGCCCTGGATGTCGGCGATCGGCACGGCGTCGGTGCCCTTGTAGCCGGGGACGATGAGCTTGGGAGTGACGACCTCCGTCGTCTCGCCGGGGGTGACCTCCATCGAGACGGGCGGCAACTGCATCGGCCTCGGTTGTTCGTCCACCGGCTCCTGCGGCTTCTCCTCCTCCTCGTGGTAGTCGGGGACCACGATGGTGCCCGGCGCCATGCCCATGAGGGCGCGGTTGCCGGAGTCGACGCGCTGCGTGTAGCGCAGGTTGGCCGGGGTGGAGCCGACGTTCTCGCCGTAGGCGTCCTCGGGGTCTTTCAGGTGCTCGACCTCGAACAGGTCGGGACCGTGACGCCCCGCCCGGTAGCGCGGGTGCCCGGCCTGCTCGCAGACGACGAAGACGTCGATCTCGTAGATGGCGGTGACGAGGTAGAGGCTCTCGTGCAGGGTCTCGACCGGGAACAGCGAGCAGCCCAGCGTGTCCCAGTAGAAGGCCGGGGCGTCGTCCTGGCCGCGCGGGTGGTAACGCTGCGTGACCACGGCGGGCTTGCCGTTGCCGTGCTCCTGCGCCGCCTCGACCAGCTTCTCCATCGCCTCGGGCGGCACGATGACGTCGGCCTCGCAGGAGAAGACGAACTCGTAGTCGTGGGCGTGGGCGTACTCGACGATCAGCCGCCACGACTCCTCCATCGTGTCCCAGAACGCCGGCCAGCGCGTCTGCTGCCAGATGGCGGGGATGCCCTCGGCGCGGATGGCGTGCGTGTAGTTGAGGTTGCCGCCGTACTGGGGCGCGTTCGAGTTGTCGACCTGCAGCGCGCCTTTGTTGGGGTACGTCTGCGCGTGGTAGGCCGCGGCCCACTGCTTGAGCGCGTACTTCTCGCCCGAGTAGGTCGGGCAGGCCATGAGCACCTTCGGCGTGCCGGTCAACGTGCGTTCTCCTTGTGCATCGCTCTCCTCATCGTTTGATCTCGTCCACTTGCTTGCGCGCCCACGCCGGCAGCGCGGCGTACACGTTCCTCGGCGGCGCCGTGCGCGGGTGCAGGAGCCACCAGAACAGCTTCGCCGCGGGGAAGTCGGCGTTGACGTCGACCTTGCCGTTCAGGTTCAGCCACTGGTGGTCGGTGACGTTGCGCAGCTTGAAGTTGGGGCAGAGGCGGTCGACGCGGCGGATGCGGCCGGCCAGCGCCTTGATCTGCGCGTCGGGCCAGCGCTTCTCGGACGGCCCCAGGTGGCACAGCTCGAAGCCGACGGTGACCGCGTTCGCGTACTGCTCCCAGTCCTCCAGCACGCCGTCGCGGTCCCAGTCGTAGCGGCGGCAGCGGCCCGCATGCCAGGCGGCGTGGGCGAGGTCGACGCACTGCACCACGGTGCCGTCGCGGTCGATGACGTCGTGCGCGCTGACGGCGCTGGCCGGGTTCTTGAAGTAGCGCGCCACGTCCTCGGCGCTGACGTCCTTGCCGGTCGCCGTCCAGTGAATGACGGCGCCCCAGACGCTGGCGCAGGAGTTGGCGCGCGGGCTCCAGTTCGGGCTGGAGATTACCTTGACCGCCATCACGGCCTCCCGTAGACGATGAGGTTGAGCAGCATCCCGGCGACGATGCCCATGGCGACCAGCACGACCTTGCCGGCGGTCGAGGCGAAGAACCAGACGAGGCGCGTCTGGAAGGTGGCGTCGGCGGAGTGCAGTTCGTCCATGTGCTCCTTGTGGCGCTTGGCGTGCTCGCAGTCGACGTAGCCCTGCACGTAGCTCTTGACCAACTCCGGCCCGGCCTCGGCGAACTCCTCCAGCTTGGCGATGCGCTCGTCGCGGACCTTGGCCTCGTCGATGTGCGCGGCGACCATGGCGACGACCTCCTCGTGCCAGCGCAGCGTCTGCTGGTGCTGCTCATCGAGGTCGGCGTTGGTAGCGATGAGCGCGTCGAAGAGGTGGTCGACGGTGACGCCGCCGTTCATTCGCGACTCTTGAAGGATCTTGTCCTTGGCCTGCTCGAAGTGGTCCGTCATCGCACGGGCCTCCCGTACAGCGCGGGTGAGAACGGGCCGGCCAGCTTCGTGAGCGGGTCGCCCTTGTCCACGAATGGGTTGTGGCCGCGGGGGAACGGGCCACGCCGCGCCGAGATGCGGGCCACGAACTCGTTCCGGGTCTCGCCGATGCCGAGCGTCACGGTGCCCGAGTCCACGTCGACCTCGGCGCTGGTGATCATCGACCGGGCCATGGTCGCCATCGCGTCCTGGATGTAGTCGCCGGCCCTGATGTACGCGGCCGTCTTCTGGCCGCCCGCGCGCAGCGGTACGGTGCGGTTGGCGATGGTGATGGTGCCGACGTACTGGTTGTACGCGATCCAGTCGAGGATCTGGTCGCCGATGTCCTGGGCCTGCCCCTCTTCCAGCGACAGGTCCGCCCACTGGTCCCAGACGTCGAGCACGACCGAGGCGTCGGCCCAGTCCCCGGTGAAGGCCCCGTTCACGTCGCGGTAGACGGCGCGCAGGGTGCCGTCGAGGTAGGGGCTCGTGCCGCCGTCCACGTCGCGGAACAGGTAAAGCACGCAGACGACCGTGGGCGAGTCCTCGGTGTTGGCGAACACGTTGAAGTCGATGCCCGGTGCGTCGGTGTTGATGATGTAGTCGTTGTTGGCCGGCGGGGACGCGGGCCGCTCCTGGCAGTAGAACATCTTGCTGTCCCAGAAGCCGTAGTCGATGGGCTCCGGGTTCGTCGCGGCCAGCGTCTCGATAGCGTCGGCGCGGCTCATGTGCGGGCGCACGTTCAGGCCCCAGTTGCCGTTGCCGATGACCGCCAGGTAGGAACTCGTGGCGAGTCCGGTCGTGATGGCGATCTCACTGAGCGCGTCGGCGATGGGCTTGGCGCCGTGTACCTGCCCCGTCCCGGTGGTGACGGCGGTGACATTGACGGGCACGGTGAACGTGAGGATTCCGGTCCTGGTCACGGTCTGCCAGCCGTTGACGCTCGGTGATGTGTCGGTGCCGATGATGAAGGCGCGGTCGCCGGTCTGGAGGTCGTGCGCGTCGGACGTCGTGATCTCCGCCGGGTTCGCGGTGCTGACCGCGGCGACGGCATTGCTGTTCGCAGAGGTAATGACGCTGAAGCGCGTCAGCTCGATGGCGACGTCTTCGTCGAGGTTCGCCCAGCGCACCGTCGAGTAGAGGTCGAAGCGGATGACCTTGGCGTCGCAGGCGTCAATGGCCAGATACCATGGCGCCGCGGCGGCGCAGTAGGTGTCCGTCCACGTCACCTCGTCGTGCCACGTCACCCAGTCCTCGGACGACTGCACCTTGCCGACGAACGTGCCGGCCGACGTCTGGATGTCGTTCTTGAGGTAGCCGAGGATGGCGGTGATGGTCGCGCCGGGATCGCCGAGGCCGTTGTCGAGCCAGTAGTAGACGTAGCCGTGGCTGTTCGCCTTCACGGGCGTCTCGACGGAGACGCCGATCTTGACCTTGCCCTCGGTGTCGACCTCGAACTGCTTGGGCAGCGACTCGCGCGCGAACCACTGCGCACTGTCGTCATCGCACCAGACCTGGCAGTAGTCCTTGCGCAGCCCCGCCTTCCACCACAGCCCGGCGGCGGTCACGTCGTAGGACGCGAACCCGCCCTCGATGCTGGCATGGCTGACGTCGTTGGTTATCTCGCCCTCGAACAGGGTCACGGGACTGGCCCCGTGCGTGATTGTGACTGCGGCGCCCTTCACGACTTCGGAATGGTAGGGGGAGTAGGCCCAGACCGGGGAGTCGCCCGGAAGCTGGAACTGGCACTCGCCGAACCCGCCGGGGCTGGTCGTGCTCCAGGTCAGGGACGGCAGCACGGCGGCGGTGACGTCCAGCGCCCCGACCATGATCTTGAGCGTGCCGTCGAACAGGGAGTTGGAGTCGGCGGTCGAGGCGGGCGGGTCCGTCGGGTCGGGAGCAGGCGGCGGGTCATACGGCGCGGCGTCGTCGGTGTCGAAGACCGCGGGGTCGAATACGTTTGGGTCGAAGAGAGCCATCAGTAGTTCGCCAGTGGTCCGCTGCCGCTCGCCCATTGGACGGCGTTGCCGCTCTTCACCGCGCGGCTGGACGGGTCATATATCCAGCCCTGCTGCGAGAGCGACGTGTACTTGTTGTTCGGCAGCAGGAGCGTGTTGTCGCGGATGGTGAGGTTGGCCTGGTCCGCGTCGATGCGCAGCACCTGGCTGATGTTGTAGATGTCGTCGATCTGGGCGTTGCCGCTCTGCTGGTCGATGGTGCTGGCGTAGGTGCGGTAGTCGAAGATGTTGTTGGTGAACGTGCTGCGGCTAGAGCCCTTGATCCACTTGAACCCGTTGGTGTTGGCGATGCCGAAGATGTTGCGCGTCCAGACGCAGTCGTGCCCCGGCTCTTCCTGCGCGACCACGCGGACGCCATTGTTCAGCGTCGGGCGGTAGGCCCCGGAGAGTCCCTTGAACACGCAGTCGCTGACGTAGATGGTGTTCTCGGTGAAGCTGGTCGGGGCGTACTGCGCGCCGCTGCAGTCCAGGTTCCAGACGTCGGCCTGCTCGAAGATGCAGCGCGTCAGGTAGAAGTTGTCGTAGTAGCCGGCGGCCTTGTCGGGGTAGGTGGTGTAGCTCTCGCTGTGCGACGACCAGATGACCATGCCGCCGTAGACGCCGCCCGTCTTGCCGTCGTCGTTCTCGGTGCCGAAGTGGCAGTCCTCGAAGACGATGTTCTCGCTGATGTCGCCGCTGCCGCGGTCGATGAACCACGACACGTCCTGCGCGGTCGCCGAGACGTTGTAGTTGTAGCTGCACTCCCACTCGCAGGACTCGAAGGTGTGATCGCGGCAGCTGATGCTGCGCGAGTCTCCCAGTGCGGGATGGTCGAGCACGGGGTAACTGCCGCCGCCGCGGAACTTGCAGCGCGTGAACGACACGCCCTCGTGGACGACGTCGCCGCTGGAGTAGTAGGGGCCGATGGCGCTGGTGGTCTTGCTGCCGATGAACAGGTCGCGGAACGTCTGCCCACTCTGCCAGCGCACCTTGCCCAGGATGTGGCTGGTGGTTCCGTCGCCGATGACGGTCACGTCCTCGGGCGGTACCCAGTCGGTGACCTTGTACGTGTTCGCGGGCAGGTACAGATGCTTGCCGGCCGCGAGCGCGGCGTTGGCGGCCGTGGTCAGGTGCGCGGTGTCGTCGGTCACGCCGTCGCCGTGGCAGTAGTCCATGGCGTCGATAACGTCGGGCGTCGCGCCGCCGATGGTGAACCAGGCGCCGCCCGTGTAGATCTTGACCGCGGGCGAGTCCCAGGTGGAGCCGGTGTAGCGCTTGAGCACGCCGGTCGCCCACGAGTCGCCGTCCCATACCTTGATGCTGCTCATGGCGTGGTGTCGATCCAGATGTCGTTGGTCACGGGCGAGCCGGGCGCGGAGGTGCCGACGTAGAGCTTGTAGCCCCACTCGACGGCGGTCCCGTCCGAGGCCGTGCGCAGGGTCTGGTAAGCCGCGCCGTCCGCGAGCTTGGACACGGCGATCTCAGCCGACGAGGAGATGTCGGCGTTGACGATGGTCCCGGCGCCGATGGTGTGCGCCGCGTTCCATTCGCCCGACGAGAGTTCTGAATCGGGATCGTCGGCGGCGGTGGCGACGGTAGCGTGGGTGATGGCCATGCGGCCTCCTTACTTCGCTGTCCAGGCGGTGTCAGCCGCGCCGGTCTTGATGTAGATGGACGTGGACGCGCCGCCGTCGGTGCGCATGAAGATGGAGCCCTGCACGGCGGCGACGCCAGACCCGGCGGACGGGTCGAGCGCGCCGGAGATGATGCACGGTCCTGCGGTGCCGACGATGAGGCCGGTGCCCGACCAACTGACGCCGTCCATCGAAGGCGGGTTGTCGAGCTGCAGCATGCGCCCGTTCCAGCGCATGATGCCGGGCAGCGCCGCCCATGTGGTGACGTGGTAGAGGCCGCCGCTGACCAGTGACCCGCAGCGGTTGCTGGCGCCGTAGAGGTTGCTGGCCCCGTCGTCGGAGTCGTCCTCGAAGCCGTAGAGGTGGTGCTCGGTGAAGCCGTATGTCTCGGTGATCCAGTTGTCGGAGAAGGTGTTGCCCCCGTTGCGAACGCGGAAGCCGGAGTAGGTGGCATCGGTGGCGCGGCTGTTGTTGAGGGCGATGCAGCCGAGATAGCTCGCGTTCTGGCCCGCGATGTCGAAGCCGTGCCCGCGGTTATGGTCGGCGCGGCAGTTGGTCAGGCGCATGTTGTCGGAGACGGAGGCCAGCGTCTTGATGCCGGTCTCCGACCACGACCCCTGGCAGAACTCGAAGACGCCGTTAGGAGCACCGAGGAGCAGGCCGCAGTGGTAGCCGCTGCCGTAGCCGCTCGTGTAGGAGCAGTAGCCGCCGATGTAGCGACCTATCGGGTCGGAGAGGTAGTGGGTGGCGTCGCCGAACTGCACGGCCCCGACGTAGGTCGAGTGGTCGGCGCGCTTCATGCAGGCGCGCTGCATCCAGATGTTCTCGTACACGCCGGCCACGCCGCCGCGGATGAACATGCCCTGGTTGGCGAAACCGCTGCCGAAGACGTTGCGGATCGTCCAGTTGTTCGCGTTCTCGGCGTAGATGCCGCGCGAGCCGGAGTCTGTCTCCGAGCCGATGAGGCCGAAGCCGTCCATGCCGAAGTCGTAGACGGCCGCGGCCCCCGAGTCGAAGATGGCGAAGCCGCCGTCACCGACGATGCGCACGGGTGCCTCGTAGCCCGCGTCGTTGGTGGAGGTGAACCCGGAGCCGAGGAGCAGCACCTTGGACTTGGGCACGAGGGAGTCCGTGACCGCGTAGACGCCGGGCGGGAAGTAGAGCGTCCCGCCGCCGTCCGTGGCCATGTCGTCGATAGCGTTCTGGATCGCCGTCGTGTCGTCGGTCGTGCCGTTGCCGATGGCCCCGTAGTCCAGCACGGAGATCATCCAGTCCGGGCGCGCGATCGGCGTGTAGACCATGCCGCCGGAGCCGCCGCCGGTGCTGACCGGGTCGCGGTAGAGGACGAGGTCGACGAAGGCGACGAGGCTCTCCGCCACGCCGGGGTCGGGGAGGTAGACGATGCGCGGCGACTGCAGGCAGCGGTAGGTGACGGCGCCGGAGCCGTCGTCAAAGACGAAGTCCTGCTCGCCGTCATCGATGAGCGCGTTGATGGTGGCGATGGCGGCGCGGATGGCGGTCAGGTTGGCCCCGGAGACGCGCAGCGGCACGTGCATCTTCACGAGCTTCGCCTCGGTCACGTTAACCTGCTTCACGGAGCCGTCGTAGCCCCTATATTCGGAAAACGTCTTGACCGCCTCGCCGGGGTCGAACCCGTCCAGCACCTTGAACACCGTGCCGTCGTTGATGTTGAGGCCGCCGTAGGAGAACGTGACCGCCATCAGCGCCTCCTTCCCTGGCGTGCCGCAGTGCGTCTCATCGCGCTGGCGACGTGCGGGGCGATGGCTTCGCCGACGTCGCGGGCCATGCCCACCAGGGTGGTGCCGGCCGGCATCACGACGTTGATGTTGACGGTGTCGTAGCCGCCTGCGCCGGCGAGGCCGGCCTGCTGCATCAGTTCGCGGGCGCGGCGCGGCTTGGTCAGCGGGATGATGGCCTCGGGGCCGGATTCGCCGATGACGCCTATCTGCGGACGGTTGACGATGCCGCCGCTGGCCCAGTAGCCGAGCAGCTGCCCGTTTTGGCCGTAGTGCGGCTTCGCCCCGGTCGAGGTCACGTTCACGGTCGCGTGCGAGCTGATCGGCGTGTTCTCGATGTAGGACTTCATCAGCGTGTAGGCGCTGGTCGCGTGCGCGATCGCGTTGGTGATCGGAGTCACGTCGAGGTGCCCGGACACGATCGGATCCTTGACCAGGCTGGCGAAGTAGTCGCGCTTCTGCTCCGCCTTCTCCATCGGGTTCATCCAGTTGGCGTTCTTGAGGTGCCCAGCGGCCAGCGGCAGCCGGGTAACGTGGCGGAAGTAGTCGACCTTTTCCTGGGCGTTGTCGATGCGCCTCAGAAGGGCAGCGTTGTCGAACTCGCCCGCGCTGATGCGCTCCTCGAGCTTGGCGCGCAGCCTGGCGTAGCGCTTCTCCCACTTCTCAAGCGCGGCGATGGGCTGGGTCGTGTCGAACTTGGCCTTCTGCGCGCCGCTCCAGCCGAAGGTGTTGCCAGGGGCCTTGCCGCCGGTGGTTGACTGCAACTTCTGGAGTTGCCGACCGAGGAGATAGCCGGCGCCGGCGGCGATGGCGACGATAGTGACCGGAACGATAGCGCCCAGAGCCGCGCTTCCGCCCATGCCGGTGGCCGTTCCGCCGATGCCGGCGGCGGCTCCGCCGGCGGCACTCCGACCGATGCTCGGCAGCTTGACCGGCACGCGCAGCAGGCGCATGGCCGCGGCCAGCAGGCCGACGGCGATGATGACCTTCTGGATTTGACGCGGCAGGCCGATGAACACGCCGGCGACCTTGCCGATGGCGCCGAAGATGTCAAGCACGACCTGCTTGGCGGTCTCCAACGTCGAGATGATCGTGCGCGCCTTCTCGCCTCCGAGCACGGCGGCGAGCCCGCCCTCGAAGCCGCCCTTCTTCCAGCCCTCGCTGAACTTCTCGACCAGCTCGATGGCCTTGGGCAGGCCCTCCTTCACCAGCCAGTTGAAGGCCGGCTTCATGACCATGCCGAAGAGCTGCGTGGCGTTGTCGACGACCGTCGACCAGAGCCCCTGGAAGGACTGCGACTGCTTCTCCATCATGCCGCCGAAGATGGAGCCCTTCTTGGTCATGTCGACGAACGCCGCCTCAAGCTCGGGGAAGCCGACCTTGCCCTCCTCGACCAGGCCGCGGATCTCGTCCTTGCCAACGCCCATGACCTCGGCGAGGGCGGTGTAGATGGGGATGCCGCGGCCGGCGAGCTGGTTGATGTCCTCCATGAACAGGCGGCCCTGCACCTTCGCCTTGCCGTACAGGTCGGAGAGTTCGCCGATGGGTACGTTGAGCGCCGCCGAGACGTCGCCGAGGCGGGTGAGCAGCGGCACCGCCTCTTTGGCGCTGACGCCGTAGGCGACCAGGCGCTTGGTGGCGTCGGCCAGCTCGGGGAACTCGAACGGCGTCTTGGCCGACAGCTCCGTGACCTCGGCGATCAGCTCCTTGGCCTTCTTCGTCGAGCCCAGCATCGTGCCCATGGCGATGGTCGTCTGCTGGATGGAGGAGTTGTACTTGATGCCGGCGATGGCGGCGGCGGTGAGCCCGGCGCCGATGGCGGCGACGCCGCCGACGGCAGCGGCGGTGAGCGCCTTGCCGATGAAGCCGCCGACCCTGCCCATGCGGTTGCCGAGGCCCTCGAAGCGACGGCCGGCGGCGTCGACCTTGCGGTTGTACTCGCGGTCGTCGAGGCCGATATAGGCGTTGAGTTCACCGACCGTCAGCATCGGACGGCTCCGGTTCCGGGGACAGGGCTGCGGCGAGCCGCGAGTCGACGCCGAGCAGCCCGGCGATGCGGATCTTCAGCCAGCGCGCGGAGCGCTTGCCCAGCAGGCCCGGCTTCTCGACGTCGATGTGGTAGCGCTCGTGCATGTCTGCCTCGATCAGCTCCCAGTGCTCGAGGACGTTGAGCCAGGAGAGGCCCGCTCCGCCCTCTTCTTCGCTGCGCTCGATCCAGCGTGAGAGCCCCGTGACGGGGTCGACTTCGCCGCCGGCTTCTTCGCTCGGCGAGCCTCCCGGTTCGGGGCTTGGGGTTCCCCCTGGGCCTCCCAGACCGCCTCGGCGTTCTTGCGTGCGCTGGCCGGGTCGCTGAGGTGGAAGGCCATCAGGGTCGTGAGCACGATCTGCAGCTCGCGGCTGGTGACGCCGTCGGCGAGCATCTCCTCCAGCGTGTCGCCGCACAGCTCGGCGCGCAGCTCGTCCGCCTCCGCATCGCTGACGGCGACCTCGTCGGGGGCAGCTCCTCCAGAGAGCTTGCCCCCGACGCGCTGCACCTTCAGCCACGTGCGGGCGCTGATCGACGACGGGAACACGTACTCCACGCCGCGTATCGGCAGGACGATGGGCTCGTCCCGGTGCTGGAACTCGTCCAGGTCGCGGAAGGCCATGCTCGGCCTAGCTGATCGTCAGGCTGACGGTGGCGGTGACCGATTCGCCGACGGTGTTAGTGACGTAGATGACGAACGGCCCCGCCGCCTTGGCCGGAGCGAGGAAGACCAGCTCGTTGTCGCTGAGCACGTGGAAGGTCGGCACGTTGGTGACGCCGAGCTTCATGCTCTGCACGTCGGCCACGCCCGCGGCGTAGAAGCCGGTGCCGTGGAGGTGGTGCAGCGTGCCGCCTGCCTGCACGCCGACCGCCGGGTCGACGCTGTAGAGGACCGGCACGACCGCGGCGCCGTCGGGGTGCGTGATCGCGGTGCGGGCGCCCTGGCCGGTGAGCCTCACGGTCACGGTCGCCTTGGCGTCCATGGCGCCGCCGTCCTCGGACCAGCTGACCGACGCATAGCCGGTGTAGGCCTCGACGCGCGGGCCGCCGACTTCCATCTCGTAGTAGCGGATCTCGACGCGGTTGCTGACGCCCATGAGCACGGACGCGGCGCGCAGCGCTTCCTGGCCGGGGTCGTAGGCGGTCGCCAGAGCGGCGGTCGCCTTGCGCGCCAGCTTCAGCTCGATGCTCCAGCCCAGCGCCGTGATGACCGAGGACTTGTAGCCCGCGCTGTCGTAGTCGGAGTCGTCCTGCTCGCTGGGCTCCAGCGGGGCCCTGAAGTCCTCGATGCCGAAGACGCCGGTCCAGGTGGGGGCGCCGTGGGTGCCGGTGTTGACGTCCAGGTACCAGCGGCGAGCCAGCACGCCGGCGCCGAGAGGGACTTTGGTGGTAGCGGTCATGCTGTGCTCCTTACGTGCGGTGCGTGGACGGCCGGTGGACGGTCAGGTAGTAGTTGGCGGCGTTGCTCCAGCGGGCGTTCTCGTCCTGACCGAGAGTGACCGCCGATTGGCGCAGGCACTGGACGATCGTCACGCCCGTCGAAAGCGTGATGCCGGTGGCGCCGTGGAGCAGGTTGTAGATGGCGTCGGAGAGGTCGTCGACCGGGCGCGGGTCCTGCCCGCCCCAGCGGCAGCGGATCTGCACGCCGATGGTCGAGTCCGAGAGCGCCGGCGAGTCGTCGACGCCGTAGGCGGTGAGTACGATCAAGCGGTCGGGCGCCTGCGGCACGTTGCCGAGCACGATGCCGGTCTGCAGCACCGTGTAGGCGCCGCTGGTGCTCCAGGTCGCGCCCAGACCGCCGGCCGCGAGGTACACGGCCAGGCCGGTCAGTAGGTCGGTGGTGAATCCCGACACTCAGGCGCTCCTGAAGTCGGCGACGGTGAACACGCCGCCGGAGGTGTCGGTCTTGACGAAGAAGCTGCCGAGGCAGCGCCAGGAGAGCGGCATCAGGCTGGCGCTCACGGTCACGTAAGCACCGCCTTCGAGCAGCGCGCAGTGCGTGTTCCAGGCGCCCTTCATCAGCGTCAGCAGCGTGTTGGCGGTGCCCTGGTCGGAGGCCGCCACCGAGCCGCTGACGGTGGTCAGGTCTGCCGTGTCGCCCGTGCCACCGTGCGCCGTCGATACGTCGGCGAAGTGCAGCAGCAGGCCGGCGCGCACGGCGTTGGCGTAGACGATGACGGCGGCGAGGTCGTCGCTGGTCGTGTCGCCGACCGCGCAGTGGCTGTTCCAGTAGGTCTTGAGCAGGTTGATCAGCGTCTGCGCCGTGGCCTCGTCGTTGGCGATGGTGCTGGCCGTCGCCAGGCGCGCGTTCTCGATGTCGGCCGGCGTGTGCACGGTGGCGTCGCCAAAGTGGCTGATCATCGCCGTGCGCAGCAGGTTGACCTTCACGACCAGCGTCGCCTCGCTGTTCGGCGTGCCGCCGAAGTCGGCGGCCGTGGTTGCCGACTGGTGGAATGTGGTGGCGAGCAGATGCGCGGTCACGTCGTCGTCGAGTTCGTCGGCGAGCACGTAGCCGGTGGCGAGGTTGCTCATGTTCGCCTGGCTGGCGGTGTTCGTCGTGTCGTCCGTCTTGTGGCCGGGGACGATCGCGGTCCCGGCGACGAGGTGGTAGGTGGTCGAGGCGATGTGCGTGTTGCAGTCGGCGAGCAGCTCGTCGGCCAGCGTGCGCGAACTGGCGAGGTCGGTGGCGTTGGCCGAGCCGGCGGTCGTGGTCGTGTCGGCGATCTTGTGCGTGACCAGCGGCGCGTAGACGAGCGCCTGCGTGACCACCCGCGGCTCGACGTGCAGCTCCAGCGTGGTGGCGGCCGGCGTGACCTTCATGTAGGCGGTGCCGCTGGGTGAGTAGACGGTGCAGACGGGTGCGACGGGATAGGGCAGCACCCCCCTGACGTAACGTGCTTCTTCGTGGGCCATATCGGGCTCCTAGAGGGCTGCTTTGATCTCGCGGGCGACAAGCTCGTTGACCGCGCGGCGTTCGCTGTTCAGGGGGTTCTCAAGGTACTTGGCGGTGCGCCCGGCGTCGTGACGCCAGGTCAGCTCCTCGTGCTGCCGGCAGGCGTACACGGTGTCGTAGCTGACGGCGGCGCGCAGGGCGCCCGCGTCGACGGACGTGACGCCGGAGTTGAGCAGCGTCGACTCCTCGATGGGCACGACGCGCTTCGACATCTCAAGCACGTGCTCGGCGCCGAGCATCAGGCCGCGGGCCGCAGCCTTGCGCTCGGCCGCTTTCGCCTTCGCCCCGTACCACTTGACGGTCATGCTCATGTGCAGGCCACCTCGGTGTGGCAGGGCTTGCCGCGCACGGTCGGCGTCCTGGCCGTGAGCACGCGGCTCTCGCGGCTGGCGATGGTGAGCAGCGACTCGGGCAGGAAGTAGCCGGCGTCGTCGGGGTGCACGTAGAGGGTGGATTCCGAGACCACCTCGTCGCCGTCGTAGTTGCGCACGAGGCGACGGGTGGTCTCGACGTTGCAGGAGACGGTGACGGCGGCGGCGTAGACCGGGCCGTAGGCACCCTCCCCTGCATAGCTCTGGACGCTCACGCTGTCGTTGAGCAGTGAGCGGCGGATCTTCATGTGATATCCTTACGCTTATGGGTTCGCCTGCCTGCACACCTACGAGTTGCTCCCCGATAGATCGAGCTGCGCTCGACAAGGTTCTGAGCAAACAATGGCGTGTACGCGCGGACGGAAGGATTGTTGGGGTGTACGGCCGACCACTCGGTGACGATTCGGTCAACCGCTACATCCCTCTCAGCGTGATCGTGGACGGACGAAGAACTACCGCCTACGCACACCGGCTTGTGTACCTGTGGTTCAGAGGCGACATCCCAGAGGGCATGGAAATCGACCATATCGACGGCCGGAAGTCGAACAATCGCCCGTCGAATCTTCGCGTCGTCACTCACTCGCAGAACGGCATGGCAGCGTTCGAGAACGGCCAAAGCCTGCGGGCTCCATTCGCCAACAGGCAGAGAGGCGGCGCGCATCACAACACCCGATTCACAACCGCCGTCGTTCTTGAGATTCGTGACCGGCAGGCTTCCGGTGAGAGTATGCGCAGCCTGTCGCGCGAATACGGATGCTCCTTCTCGACCGTTCGCCGCATTGTGACTCGCGAGGTATGGCGTCACGTGTAGCATGGCCTAGAGGGTCACCGGGTCGACCGCGTAGAGGCCCGCGTTACGCAGGATGCGGGCCGCGCGGGGAGCGAGGACGAGCGGCGCCTGCGGCGTGGCCTTGACGGCCCCGATGGTCAGCTCGACCCACGGCCCGAGCACGTCGTCCTCCTCGTCCCCGGCGAACCAGAACTCGACCTGTGCGCAGGTCGCGTCGCGGAAGGCTGCGATCACGTCGGCATCGGTGGGCAGGTCGTCGACGTCGACGTCGTAGATGGCG